CCACAACGTCCCTCCTGAAGTTGGGTTCCTCATCGGATCCCCAATATCCTTCAGTGGACGCTGCTCTTGCGGCAGGTGTAGCAGGCGTTGGTGCTGGGTCTGTTAGCCATACTTTGGCTAGCTCACTTCGCGCTAATATGCAAAACGGTCGGACGGGTCCAAACTCGTTCCGCAACACACCGTACTACTGCAAGTATGCAAGACATACGAGTCAGGGCCGTGTTACTATCGCCTTACGGCGTACTAGCACAACGTATATACAGGAATCTTTTCCTGCACTTACGGGCTCGTCTCATTCGTCTGGCATAGGAATAGCTGACTACCTTGGGGATATCGATCCCCTTGGTGGTTCGCTGTCGGCACAAGCTATATATAATCGTGCCGTGATGCTCAATCAGAAGAATCGTGCGATCGCTGAGGCCCGCGTTAAAGCGGCTAACAAATCGCTCGATCTTGCCGAGACCTTAGTTGATCTCGACTCGACTTTCTTCCTGATTGCGGAGAAGTCCTTGGATGTACTGCTTGCGTTCAAGGCTGCAAGAAAGGGTGACTTCCAAAGTGCGCTTGCGCACCTGGGATTAACCCGGCCGCCAAAGAACCGCCCTGGGTTTCAGTACCGGAGGAAAGCGCGTCCTGGAAAATCTTTTTCCAATGATGTTGCTAACTTCTGGCTCGAGATCCAATACGGATGGTTGCCCTTGCTGAACGACATTGCTGATGCGGTTGATCTCATCAAGTCCATATTAAATGGAACTGAAGAGCACTTCACCGTCGTTCGTCGTATCGAAACTGGGTTAGTCGTAAGACTGCCCACAACGAATACTTCGAGATTCCCGACTTTCACATCTGACGGAAACGCCAGAACGTCGGTAGAGGTTAGATATCGGTTCAAAGTTAATGACGCTTTCGCGGCATTTTTGAACTCTTTGTCGATACTAAATCCGGCTTACGTGATTTGGGTAAGTCTTCCACTTAGTTTTGTTATCGATTGGTTTCTTCCAATCGGAACTATGTTGGAAGCCTTGACGGGCCATATCGGCTTGACATTCACCAGTGGATACGCCACCACTAGATCGTGGGGGCATCAGATCGTCACAGCTACCTCGGCTAACCCTCTTATTGGTTATCCGAAAGTTGCCCAAACTGGGCATGCTGTGGCGATTGCGGAACATGCCTACTTGCAACGAGAAGTGTTTCTCTCGTGGCCTGGCTTTCTTCCGTATATCCGCTTCCCTTTTAGCTCTGACCAACGTGTCGCATCAGCGATTGCGTTAATCAAAACCTCAAGGAAAGGTAGGTAATTATGCCTGCACTCCAGAGTGTGGTCCTCACAGATCGCACACCCGTGACGCCCGTCAACATCACCTTTGTCCCGAGGGGTAAGGACCCCAAGGGCGTAGGCGAGGTTGTCGCAAGCCTCGGTACCCCTATCGGGGAAAAGCGATGCACCGTTTCTATGACGAAACGTGGCACTCGCTTTGTCGGACAGGTCCGGCTCGTTTTGCCGGTCGTGGTAACTGAAACCATTAATGGAGTCAGTTCCCCGGTTGTCGTCCGTACCGCCTACGCTAACCTGGAAGTGTCGTTCGATGAGAAGTCGACCGAGCAGGAACGCACCGACGCCGTGGGACTTATGTCCTCGGCGTTGGGCACCGGCAAGGTCCTCATCAATGACGCCCTGGTTAAGTTGGAGGAAGTTTACTAATGACGACGATGGTTGTCATTGGTATTCTGGGTCTCAGCGCTGGAGTCTTCGGACTCCTGACGCTGTCGGCTATTGGTTGTAATCTTACGATCGGTAGCTCATTGCTCGACATTCTGTCTATGCAATGCCCTTTGGGCTGACAATTCCGTCAGACCCTTGGACACAACCCTGGAGGTGGAGCAACTATGCCCACTAGACGTTCAAAGTCACTAGACTTGAACACACCCCGTGCCAATTACTTGGCTTTTAGAGACTCCCTTCTGGGAGTTTTGGATTCAGACGGTTCCTTTAAGGCTCAATATCTCCGAGCCGAATTGGAATCTAAATTGCTGGACCCAGAATTTTCTTTAAGTCCAGGTGAGCGTCGTAGCGCGGCTATTGACAAATGGCTGCGCTGCGAGGTGCTTAATCGGGATACCAACTTGC